GCACATTGCCACTGTGGTTTAAAATATATCAAGATGTGGGCATAGAACCCAAAGACATACATGCCAGTGAATGGGCATGGGCTAGATTTGCATTTGATGCTGAACTAAACAATAATAGTACTATAGAAGCTCTTAGAAGTCAGGTACAAGGTCTCCTTGCACCCATTTGATACCTTGTGATTGTAGCACTCGCTGACAATTGGCACACACTGTTTTAAGATTGTTAAATCTACAGTTGTTGAGATTGCCATCCACATGAAACACATTAAACTGCTGAGCATGTTTGCTTTTGTGTGAACACTTATCACACTCGTTTTTTTTCATATAGCCCGACTGCTGCCATTTGGGCATGCCCATGGATCTGCCTTTGTAACGCACACACTGCTCGCACTGAGATCTATAGAATACCTTGTTTGCTTTGTGATAATTCACAGCACAGGGGCGTTGTTTGCAGGCTTTGCACAAAGGTCGCATACAGTATTTAGCTGCCCTTTTTTGGCCCTTTTTGTTGGGATTAATGAGGTGTATTTTTGAGCTATCTGAATAAATATATTCAAATAAGTCATAGATAGGAGAAAACAATATGGCACTAGTATCACCGGGCGTACAAGTTACAGTAATAGACGAAAGTTTTTATACACCAGCGGAACCAGGTACGGTTCCAATGATCTTTATTGCCACTGCTCAGGACAAAGCCAATTCAGCAGGCACAGGCACAGCAGAAGGCACAAGAGCAGCCAATGCTGGTAAACCTTATCTTGTAACTTCTCAAAGAGATTTGAGTGACACATTTGGTGATGCAATTTTCTACACAGATTCAAACAACAATCCAATTCACGGTGGTGAATTAAATGAGTACGGTTTACAAGCAGCATATTCTTTCCTAGGAGTGAGCAACAGAGCTTACGTGGTAAGAGCTAACGTAGATTTAGATCAACTTCAAGCATCAGCTGATGCACCAGCCGGAACTCCAGCAGCTGGCACATATTGGTTTGACACAGCTAATAGTTTGTTTGGTATATTTGAATGGAATTCTAATCCTGTGACTTCTACAGGAGGTCAAACATTTACTAATAAAGTTCCAACGGTGATCACAGATGTTGAACAATTAGTGGGTGAAACAGCAGGCAATGCTCCCAAAGGCGCAGTGGGCCAAATTGGAGATTATGCTATCAATGCCACAACAACTTTCAATGATTTATATTACAAAAATTATCTAGGCACTTGGGTTCAAGTAGGATCAACTGCTTGGAAAGCCAGTCAGCCAACAGTAATAGGATCTAATCAAAACGTATTATCTACATCGGGTACTTTTACTATCAATGGAACACCTATCACAGGAACTTCATACACTCAAGTAATTTCTAATATCAACTCAGCAAATATCGTTGGAGTCACAGCAGCCAGTATCGGCACTGCAGTGGCAATCTTTTCAACCACAAGCAATATTATTTTAGCTTCAGTTTCTGGAACTTTATTAGCAGACTTAGGATTTACAGCAGGCACAAAATACATTCCTTCAGTAGTGGTTCAACCTCACACACAAATTCCTGCGTTTAAATCTTCAGATGCTAATCCAAGACCAACTGGATCTTTATGGATTAAAATTACTACTCCAAATCTTGGTGCTAGATTTAAAATTAAAAAATTCAATGGTGTAACCAATTTATTTGAAGATATTTCTGCTCCAATTTACAACAGCAATGAATCTGCACTGTACAACATTGACAGAGCGGGTGGTGGAGCAAATATTGCTGTGGGATCACTTTATGTGAATTCCAACAATGGCAGTGATGAAGTTGATTTCATAATTCAAAGAAAAGAAAATACTGGAGCAACCATTATTAAATCCAGTGCAATCACCACTCAGTGTGTGTCTGGCACATACAGTGTGACCATGCAAGAATCAAAAATCAATCAAGAAGCATTGGGATCTAGCACAACTTTTTCTATCACAACAGTGGGACAATCTGGTGATGCTGATACAATTGCTAATGCAATCAATGCTCAAGGGTTTGTTAACATTGAAGCCAGTGTGGACACTTTGAACAGAGTTGTGATATCACACAATATCGGCGGAGATATTAAAATTACTGATACTGGTGATTTACTTACTTTGGCAGGATTCATAGCAGATTCTACAACCAATCTATACAACGATGATGCCACTGATGGATCAACCAATCCAGTGGTATTGAGAGCCAGCAATTGGAAAACATTATCTTACACAGCTAACAGCAATGCTCCAACCAGTTTGACTGCAGATGGTCAATTATGGTACAATTCAATTGTGGACGAAGCAGATATCATGTATCACAATGGAACCACATGGAAGGGTTACAAAGATGCAGCAGCATTTCCAAATTCTAGTCCACTAGGACCTATCGTGTCAGCTACTAAACCAACAGTACAATCTGATGAGACACCGTTAGTGACTGGTGATTTATGGATTGATACCAGCGATATTGAAAACTATCCTCAGATTTACAGATACAACTCAGCAACTGTTACATGGACTTTGATTGACAATTCAGATCAAACCACAGAAGATGGTATCATATTTGCTGATGCACGTTACAACACTTCAGGAGCCAACAGCGACACACCAGGCACCATAGAAGCGTTATTAACTTCTAACTTTGTTGACTTTGATGCTCCAGATCCAACATTGTATCCAAAAGGCATGTTGTTGTTCAACACACGCAGAAGTGGATTCAACGTTAAAAAATTTGTGAGAAATTATGTTGATCTTACTGATCAAAATACAAGATTCAGTGATGAAAACATGACTGCATACTATCCTCATAGATGGGTTTTAGAATCTGGCAATCAAACCAACGGTGCTGGTAGCTTTGGTAGAAAAGCACAGAGAAAAGTTGTTATCCAAGCATTACAAGCATTGGTCAACAACAATGATGCCATCAGAGATGATGCTTCTAGAATATTCAACTTGATAGCATGTCCTGGTTATTCAGAATTGATCGGCGAAATGATTTCATTAAACTATGACAGAGGTTTAAGTGCTTTTGTTGTAGGAGATTCTCCATTTAGATTGACTCCAGATGCCACTTCATTAAACGAATGGGCAACCAACGTGAATCTAGCAGTGCAAGACAGTGACGAAGGTCTAGTTTCATTTGATGAATACATGGGCGTATTTTATCCATCAGGATTCACCAGTGATAACTTTGGCAACGACATTGTGGTGCCAGCCAGTCATATGATATTGAGAACTATTGCATTGAGTGACCAAGTTTCTTATCCATGGTTTGCTCCAGCAGGCACAAGACGTGGTGGCATAACAAACGCATCAAGTGTGGGTTACATCACATCAGAAGGTGAATTTGAGAGCATAGCATTGAACGAAGGTCAAAGAGACACATTGTATACTTCTAATGTGAACCCAATCACTTTCATCACAGGTGCTGGTTTAGTCAACTATGGTCAAAAAACCAGAGCAAGAAATGCTTCAGCACTGGACAGAATCAACGTTGCTAGATTGGTTATCTACTTAAGAAGTCAATTGAACAGATTGGCCAAACCATATGTGTTTGAACCCAATGACAAAATTACTAGAGACGAAATTAAACAGCAAGCAGAAGGTCTAATGCTAGAGCTAGTGGGACAAAGAGCACTATACGACTTTATCGTGGTGTGCGATGAATCCAACAATACTCCAGCCAGAATAGATCGTAATGAATTGTACTTGGACATAGCAATTGAACCAGTTAAAGCAGTTGAGTTCATTTACATACCGTTGCGTTTGAAAAACACAGGAGAAATAAGCGGTTTATAATAACTTTATAAATACTAGCAATAGGAGAAACAATGAGTATATCTACACTATCTAAATTGACAGTACCTTTGGCCAGCAACGCAAGTGCAGGCAGTCAGGGTCTGTTGATGCCAAAATTAACGTATCGTTTCAGAGTCACATTGGAAAATTTTGGTGTATCGACTCCAACCACAGAATTAACTAAACAAGTTATTGATGTTACAAGACCCAACGTAAGTTTTGAAAACATCACATTAGATGTGTACAACTCTAAAGTTTATCTTGCTGGTAAACACACTTGGGAACCTATCACATTAAATTTAAGAGAAGATGTGAACAATAATGTACAAAAATTAGTAGGCGAACAGCTACAGAAACAATTTGACTTTTATGAACAATCTGCTGCTGCTTCAGGATCTGATTACAAATTTGTAACTAGAATTGAAGTGTTAGATGGTGGTAACGGAGCAAATGCTGCCAACATTTTAGAAACTTTCGAATTGTATGGTTGCTATGTAGATTCAGCAAACTATAACACATTGGCTTACAACACCAACGATCCTATCAGCGTGACATTATCTATCAGATATGACAATGCTATTCAAACGCCTCAGGGTACAGGAATTGGCACCGCAATAGGTCGTACAATTAATACTCTTGCCACAGGCGGCGGACAATAATTTAAACATCTTAAATTGATTCAAAAAGGGGTCTAAATGGCCCCTTTTTTTATTTTAGCAGCATAGATTTACAACACATAAATATTAGCATGCCAAACATATTAAAACCTTTTTTAGATAATCTTTTCAAAGGAGCTTTAAATCCCAAAGGCAACCTTGCTGACTATCAACATGGACAAAGATTATTTGTGGATGACAGTTTTAGATTGGCTCCAAAACAAAAGTTTCTTTACCACGTATCATTCAATATTAACTCTCGCGCCACAGCAATTATTCCTAATTTCAATTCCACTGTTGGCGAAGAATTAAACATGTTGGTAAAATCTGTGGATTTACCCAAATACACCATAGAAACTGTGACCAAAAATCAATACAACAAAAAAAGAAAATTACAAACTAGAATAAATTATGATCCTATTCAAGTAGTATTTCACGATGACAACTATGGCATAACCACTGCTATGTGGCAGATGTATTATCAATATTATTTTAAAGATGGAAACTATGGCAAAAAAGATCAAACCAAAACCATATCCAGCACTGTGCCTGATCAGTACAACAGAGGAAATACCATATCAGGAGACACGGCGAACAAATATAGATATGGAATGGATTCTGATTCTTTTGAACCTTTTTTTACCAGCATACAAATTTATCAAATGGCTAGAAAAAGATACACCTGTTACACATTGGTGAATCCATTGATAACCAATTGGCAAGGAGACACGTTATCATATGGCAGCAATGATCCAGTGGCCAACAGTATGACCATAGAGTTTGAAACAGTATTCATGAGCAGAGGACCAGTAACTGCTGGATCAGCACCCAAAGGATTTGGTGTTAGACACTATGATAAAACTCCAAGTCCGTTGTCATTGCCTGGTGGAGGAACCACTAGTGTGTTTGGAGTGGGTGGAGTATTGAGTGGACTTTTTGGATTGGGTGGAGACAAAAGTGCTTTCAGTGATATTGAATCGGGCGGTGCGGGATCTGGTAGTTTTTTAAAAACAGTTATAAGCAGTGCTAACAGACTTAAAAATTTAAAAAAATTAAACAAAGAAGGTTTGAGAGAAGAAGGATTCAATATAGTCAAAGAAGGAATTGGCAGAGTGGGTGGAACCAATGTGAGTGGTGTGGCCAACACACTGTTTCCTAAAAATACCCCTGTGGCTAATAACGTAACCAAAGCTGAGTTAAAAAGAAGATAATTTATGTCCAGTGAAAATATTATTAATTCTGATTTTCCTGAATTAGATGTTTCAATTCCTAATATTAATCCTAGAGAATTGAGTGTTACTAACAAAGAAAAAATCAATACCTCAAACAATGTTCCCAGCACTGTTTCAAACACTGATAGTGCTCAGCCAGTTAAAACATTTTTTGACAAATATTTTGTTGAGCCTATCAGTATTCCAGCTGGTGAAATAGATGCTGTGATAGGATTTTTTGAAAAAAGAAATTTTGAAAAAACTGCAGCAGT